GAACGGAAAGGGCATGTTGTGTTAATTGGACACGTTCAGCTAGTCCAAATGTACCACCATTTATGCGTCGACACAAGCTTTCTTCATTCCCAGCCTCGGCTAATTGGTTACATCCGTGCGTAGCCCAAAACCATCCCCCACTCAATGCAGCATACATAGGGGTTTTTACTAGGTCTGGGTTTCTCACAAAATCCTGACCAAGAGCTTGTCCACAGTGCCAGTAGTTATCGTGAAAGGTAAGTTGGATTGTGCCTCTTCCCCTGTACATGAACCCATCCCCACTTGCCTCATTCCTGTTCCCCCCTCGATTGGCGTAAATTCTGTTGGCAATCTTCTGGGGATTGTGGGCAAAAAGGACGTACTCCTCTGGCTTGAAGTGAGTATGGAAGAGAGCTTGAAGGGTTTCGGCTCTGTAGTTAAGATTCTCTTCCAGTGTTCGGAAGTGGTTGCACTCGTGTGAAAGCTGTCCGATAAAGGCGGCCTGCTCTTTGACGGTAAAAATGCTGAACTTTTGGATCGTTGCATTGAGTGGCTCTACCCATTCTGGCCCAATCTGTAGGGCATGAAGTTTTTCTGCTGTGATCATTTCACACCCTCATTAACAGTCTGCATCACTTCGTTGTATTGACTGATACAGGCGTTGAGCTTGACGATTGCTTTGTCTCCGTCTGAGGCGATTGCGACAATATCTTTAATAGTCTGTCGGTCAGATTCGGCTCCATTGGCTTGATTTCCATTGGTGGCATCTGCACTGGCTTGTACACCACAGGAGGAGGGGAGGCGCAACTCGCCAGAGTCAATGCGAGCATCAATACTAGCTTGCTTGGTCTTAATGTCATTTTTAGCCTGTTTCAGTTGACTGGTGGCTCTTGCGAGCTTTTGTCCGAGTTCGACTTCTTTTGCACGAGCTTCTCCATTAAGGCGCTCAATTTCTGCTTTATCTTCTGCAACCCGTCTTTCATAGCCGTGATGATCTGAGACATAGTAACCTCCTGATATAACCAACAACAAACCCACTGCCTTCATGATGAGAGCGTGGGGCTTTAACATAGGTAGGAATCCTACCAAGTAACTTAATACATAGGCCACTGCTCCTACTGCCAGAGCAATGACCGCTATCCAGTAAAACAAATCATCAAAGAACCAAGCAATCATATTGCTTCTCTTCTAGCTTGAGCCATTTTTTCCCTCTCATGGTCAGGCTCCAAATAGGGTGGCGTTTGAGGAGGATATGGTGGAGTCCAATTAGTTGATGGAGCCGTCATAATAACTGGCGCTGGTGGCGGAGGAGGAGGTGCAACATAGGCATCTTTGTTTGCCTTTGCCGCATTCATCATGTTCGTGGCTTCGTTTGTCAAGCCCTTGGTCAGAATGCCTCCTATACCGCCCACAATAAGCAATACGATGTCATTGAGCATCTTGGTATAAGCTTGGTCAATAGGGGCCATAGCCTTGATTGGTTGGCTTACAAAGGTTACCGAATATAGGAGGGCCATCACGATGAAGGCCAGTATCAGGGTCACAACAATGATCACAAAAGATCGTACCCTAATCTCTATCTCATCGGCAGACAGGCGTTCCTTGGGGCTGTTGAGCAGGAGCAGCAATAGTTCCTTCAATTTTCTTCTCCAAAATAGGTGCGACTAAATACTCAGGACAATCTTGATTAAACTCACATCGAGGCTTTTGACAACGTTCTTTGCCAAAGTTATCAGGGTCTTGGCAATAATATCTGTAAGAATCGTTGCATGAAGTAAAAAGAAAAGAAAATATATATATTGAAAACAATATGTATAAATTTAGCCGTTTTCTATACACATAACTTATCATTTATTTTCCTTCAATCCTTGTCAAAGCTTTGTTGACCCTCAGCTCCATCTGCCTCACATCTACATACATCCAAGCAATCAACGGAATCAACAACAACAAAACGACCAATAGAACAACAATCAGTAGGATGGCGAGTGTGTCATGCTGAGAATCATTAGCCATATCCACATCAGCATCAGCACTGTAATTGCTGTAGCCGCCATTCTTCCCTTTATTAGATCCGCCTTTTGCTCCCGTTGCCATTTTGCCCTACGCTCCTTCAGCATTTCCTCTCGTCTTGCTAGCGCTTGCACATTGGCAATGTGACCAATTTGCTGATTGACCCGAGTATACAAGTCCTTCAATTCATGTGGAACGTGGTACACCATGTAATCACTCAACTCCTGATTCAGCTTCTCCATCTGCAAATTGGCAATCGTGATCTTGATTGCGGCCTCTTGGCCTTCGTCATTGTTTGCATGGAGAGCAAATTCTTCCTGTTCTTTGACGTAATTCTTCAGTGAGTTATACGCTTGGAAGAACTTGATGAGAGCATCACTGACCTGCTGGTAAATGAGGTTTTCGTCAAACTCTGGCGGTGGCTCTTTCTTTTTCTTGACCTTCTTGGCGGGTTGAGCAACTTGTGGCTGCTCTTCCTCTTTCTTGCCAAAGACGCTACTTAAGAACCCAAGAAGACCTTTGGCTTTCTTTTGTGCTGTCTTAACGTCTTTGACAACTCCATCAACTTCATGGGCAATGTCAGTAACGATTTGCCTCCCCTCTTTATACATTTCACAAGCATCTTTACAGAGCTTAAAAGCCCCGCTTGCAAGTGCAACAAGAGTAAATGGGTCAATTTGTTACTCCGCTGCAGGTGTAGTTGGTGCAGGTGTTTCTTCAACAACTGGTGCAGGTGTTTCTTCACCGACTGGTTCAGGTGTTTCTTCACCGACTGGTTCAGGCATTTCTTCGACAACTGGTTCAGGCATTTCTTCGACAACTGGTTCAGGCGTTTCTTCGCCAACTGGTGCAGGTGTTTCTTCAAGCGCAGGAATAGGATCACCAATAGGTGCGGGTGGTGGCACTATGGCAGGCCCAGGTTCTTGATATTTAGTATGCAAGAAGTCAATAAACTTGTGTAGTTCATCTGAAACATCTGTTTCAAAGTCTTTTAAGTGCTCTCTAATGTCTTTTAAAAATTGCATAAATTACTCCTGTGGTAGTTCAATGGGTGATTCTTTAGGCTTAGCAGCATCTTGAATTGCTTGAATGAGTTGATATACTTCCTGATAAGGACGTGTACCAAGATAACCAAGTACTTGATTAACTGTTTCAATCGGTAGTTTAAGTTCCATCTTTAACTTACTATAGTTTATTCTTTAGGTTTTACATCAGTTACAGATTCAGTTAAAGACTGCTTTAGCATATTTACAAAAGCATCACGACCAACTACAAGTTGATCTACATTGAATTTTGCAGAATTTGTTTTTCTTTCTAGATCATCAATATGAGCTACAAGAATTTTTTGTTGTTCACTAAAATTATCATAGTCATACTCAACGCCATCAATCGTGATTTGGGGTTTTGTGTTGTTGCCCATTTCATTTTCCTTTGATTTGACACCAAGATCAGGTGGTGACTTCCTGTTTTAATTTTTGTTTAGCTCCATGTTGCCGTTGGAACAGTTGGAAATGTTGCAGGTGTTGTTGGGGGATTAACACCAATTGCACGAACAACACTTCTATATGTTAAAAATTCTGCTTGATTTGTCAAATGTGGATTTGAAACAGCAGGGTCAGCAACACTAGCAATTGCAGTCCAATCAGTCGCAGACAACAATGCAGAGGCTTGTGCGATATTTTGGGCTTGAATTTGTTGACCTTCCCATACAGGATAAGCTGCATCAAGTTGTGCTTGTGTTGGTTGTGCGCCTAATTTTTCAGTATTCCAATAAGATATTTCTTCTGGATTATCTCCAGTTTGAACAACTGTAAAATCAGTGCTTACATAAGAAATATTGTTTACACTTAGATAAGCTTTAATTTCATCATTAAGTGACATATTTTTTCCTTTTTAGTTAGAGATGCCATATAAAGAAATTGTGCCAGATGACATATTTCCAGAAGCAGTTAATACTTTTATAGCTGTAACATTCAAATTAACATTAGCACTTCCACCAAAAGTTTCTGCTATGTGATAATCTCCAGATTGATGATAATAACTACTAAACCCATTTATTTCAGCAACATATGAGGAAGTTACACCTGTGACATAAAAAATACCACTTGTTTGAACGGCAGCATTTAGTTGTGTTGTTAAATACATTCCAGATGCTCCTACGTTGTTAGTAGCATTGATAGTACCACCAGAAACACGAATACCAGTTGTGTTATATCCTGAAGTTGTATATGTAGGTCCACCCCCAGAACCAAGTTGTACAATTAAATTTGGTGAGCCTGTATTTGCTACATTGAAATTGAAAATAACAAAATAATAAAGATAGCCACTTAATCCAGTAAATGCAAAAGATGATGAACTAGATGCAGTTAAGGTGCTAATTAAAGTCATAGCACCAGAACTAGGACTTGTCCATGTTGGCGCTGATCCTGATCCTTGCGATGTTAATACTTGACCTGATGAACCGTAGTTTGCGCCAGCAATTCCTAATTGACCTGCTGTACCAACACGAAAACGTTCGTTATTATTAGTTGCAAAAATTAACGGGATAGAGGTAATTGTATAAATCCCTAAAGAAAGAGATGATGCATAAATTTGCGCAACGTTTGTACCACTTGAATTGAAATCAAGCTCACCACCAGAAGAACCATTTAATGTAATAGTTGAGTATCCTGCATAACTATTAGGGCTTGTTGTTCCTAGTCCCAAGTTACCACTATTATTTAGTGTCATTGCTTGGGTAAAAGTTTGTCCATATTTGGTTGTGCTTGTACCAGTTTCAAAAATCAACTGACGAGTTGAACTTTCCCGTAGACGCCAAGCCAAACGATTACTACCACCGTCACTTCTGTCAAACCAAACAAACGGGTCATCACTAGATTGTCCAATTGCAATAGAAGCAGCGGGATCTGCGGTAATGTCTAAAGGATAACTAGGACTACTTGTACCTATACCTAGACGATTGTTTGTTGAATCCCAAAACAAATTTGCTGAACCACCAAAAGCACCGCTATTGTTGTATTGAACATAACCGTTAGATCCACCTGGAGATGATGTTGAAACAGTAGCCCAAGTACCGTCACCCCTTAGATATGTGCTAGAAGATGGTGTTCCTGTCACTGCTCCTGATAGTGCAGTCACGCTAGAGATGATTGTTCCACTTGTAGGCAATGTCACAGAAGTGTTTGCAGTGGCTGTGAATGTTTGAGTGTATGCGCCAGCATGAGTTACATTGCCTGAAATTGTAATTGAGCTATTGTTAGCCAATGACAATAACGTTTTGTATGTTCCTGATCCTGTACCAACATACAAATTTCCATCGGTAATGTTGATGGCCAACTCACCTGTGGTAATGGTTCCAGTTCCTGTTAACGGATTATGACCAGTTGTAGAACTGTTATATGTGATGATTGGTGTATAACCTGATGCTGCCATTAGAATGTTCCTCCTGAGATGCCAGATGTGGCAGTAAGTGATGTAAATTTACCAGTTGATGCTGTTGTTGCACCGATTGGTGTGCCATCAATTGATCCACCTGTGATTGCCACGCTACTAGCATTTTGCGTTGACATTGTACCTAATCCAGTGATTGCTGTACTAGGTATTGTGGTTGACGCTGTCATCGTGCTTGTGCCATTACCGTACACATAGCCCGATAATGTGGTTGCACCAGTTCCGCCGTTAGCAACTGGTAATGCAGTACCTGAATAAGAAACTGCCAAAGTCCCATTTGTTGTAATAGGTGAGCCAGTTACAGATAAAAATGATGGTACAGTCAAAGCCACACTAGTTACAGTACCGCCTGAAGCAGGTGTTGCGCTAATTGTGATTCCTCCTGCAGTATTACTAATTGATACATTAGTACCTGCAGTTAGTGTTGAGAGCGTATAACCTGTGCCATTACCAATAGCTAATTGACCATTTGTGGGCGTTGCTGTTAATCCTGTACCACCATAAGCTACACCAATTGCTGTGGCATTCCATGTACCTGCTGCTAAAGTGCCTACACCGGTGATACCTGTATATGAGCCACTTAAACGTGAAGTACCAAGCGTGCCTGAAGTAATATTCGATGCATTAGTTGTGTCAGTTGTAGCTGATGCTGCCAACCCAGATACAGCACCTGCAGCAATTGCAATTGATGTGTTTGTAACTGAAGTAACACGACCATAAGTATCAACAGCCAAAACTGGAACTTGTGATGCAGAACCATATGTGGCAGCCGTTACACCAGAAGTTGCTAAAGCAATTGTAACAGCAGATGCACCAGTATAGCTTGTACCTGTTAGTCCTGTCCCAATGGTTAAAGCATTAGGATTAGCTGCAGTAATTGTACCAGAAGCCCCTAGTGCAATAGATGTACCATTAACAGTAACTGAACTATTAGTTAAAAATGCATTACTAAATGTTCCTGAAGTAACTTGACTTGCCGCAATAGCAATTGATGTGTTACTTGCACTTGTAATTTGACCTTGAGCATTAATTGCTAAAGTAGGCACAGATGATGCTGTGCCATATGTTGTAGCAGTTACACCTGTATTTGAAATGCTAAACTGTGTACCAGTAAGAGTTAATCCTGTACCTGCTGTATAAGCACCTGGGCCACCAATTTGTACAAAAACTAAAGGCGTTGTACCAATAGTAATAGGTAAATCAGTACTTTGTACCCATTGTGTACTTGCATTAACAGTTCCACTAATGATAAAAGTTGTATCACCAGGAGCTACTTCATTAGTTCCAGAACCTGACTGATCATAATCAGTTGCACGAGTCAACACCCAACCAACTGACCCTGATCCTACACTGGTAACAGTATAAATACCATTGTATTGTCCAGAAGTTTCATTCTTAACTAAAATTCTTTGGCCGACATTTGGGTTCGCACCATCAATTGCTAAAGTAGCAAAAGGACTTGTTTTAGTAATTGTGGCACCAACACCAGACGTACCATTGTTATACGTAACAGTGCCTAAGTCGGCGGTTGTTGCATAATTACAAGCAGCATGATAGTTAACGCCTGTTGCAATAGAATCAGCATAAGACTTATTAACAATATCATTTGCATTTACAGGTGTCGTGGAAATTGTTCCACTTGTCATAGCTACACTAGTAAATGTACCTGCTCCAGGTGTTGAGCCACCAATTGTGACACCATTAACTGTTCCGCCTGTGATGGCAACTGAACTAGCACTCTGTGTTGACATTGTGCCAAGCCCAGAAACTTGTGTGTTAGCAATTGCAATAGGCGTATCGGCTAGTGCAGTTAACTGACCTTGTGCATTGACAGTTGCTGTTAAAGTCTTAGATGATGAGCCATAAGACCCTGCAGTAACTGCAGTATTTGCAAGACTAATTGTGACAGCCGCTGATCCGGTGTATGACCCTGAATTTAACCCTGTGCCAAATGTAAGAGCATTTGGCGTTGCAGCCGTAATTGTTCCTGACCCACCTAGTGAAATAGTTGTGCCATTAACAGTAAGCGATGAATTGGTTAGTTGCGCATTTGTAATTGTGCCGCTTAATGCGGTTGTAGGAATCGTAGTACTGGCAGTCATTGCACTTGTACCATTTCCATACACATAGCCTGTTAAAGTACTTGCACCTGTACCTCCGTTTGCAGCATTTAATACACCTGATAAAACAATATTACCTGATGTTGCAGATGCTGGAGCAAATCCAGTAGTTCCTGCGCTAAATGTGCTTACACCACCTGCTTGAGTAAACTGTTTCCATACCCCATTAGCAAACCCATAATATGTGTTTGTGTCTGTGTTATATCTAATTTGACCATTAGTACCTACAGGCTGTTGAGCAGTAGTACCTACAGGGATTGTAATTGCCCCTGTTCCTGGGACAACAATGTTATTGTCAAGACCTATTGTAGGATTAGTAGATCCGTCACCCCCACTAACTACAATTTGACCACTTGTACCGGCTATTTGTCTTAATCCTGCGCCACCACCACTTACAGCAACTAATCCTGAACCAGAAAGAGCCGCAATAGCAGCGGCTATGCCATTTAATGAAAAAGTAGGGTTACCACCTGTACCATCAGCATTTGATACTGATAAACCATTTCCTGTGACTGCTAATTGTCTTGCTGCAACAGTGGTTGCACTATCTTTGACAATAATACCGCCTGATGCATTGTCTAAACTAAGTGCTGCGCCTGTTAGATTAATTCGATAATAAGAATCTGATCCACCGTCAGTAAAGTTTATCCCCGTCCCTGAAGATAAATATCTACTATTTGGAAGTGTCAACTCTTGATTGACAGTAAGAAATGTTTGTGTTTGAACAGGACTGTTTGCAATAGCAGAAACTGTAGTTTGTACAGTTTGTCCGTTTTGAACAACCGGCACTAGTTCCGCACCTGTAATAGCACTTGGGGCTGTTGGTAATTGTGATATTCGAATATTAGACATGTTATGGGCTCAAATTGTCTAGGTTTCCATCGACTTGATCTTGTGAAGTCTCTGGGGCGATACCAAATTCACCAGCACTACTAGGCACTGCAGACTGACCTGTACCATTTACGATATTAGGATCAGTTGTGATAGCATCATTATACTGAGAAATATCAGCATCAGGCCTAGGAAAGCGAATAGATATTTTTTCAGGCTGACGTGCAGGTAGTCTGTAAGGGTCTCTTTCATCATTGCAACCAAAATTACAAACACGTAACCCAGGAATGTTCCTGTCATTACCTATATCATCATATGCACGCTTCATTTTGCAGCGATCGCAGATGGCAATAGATAAGACAGTATTTCCTCGAGTATTAAGCCATATGCTCATCTTGTGTATGGGGAAATATTAGGTGCAAAATAGATGGGAGACTTATCTCTTTCTTCTTGTTCTGCTTGCATCCAAGTCTCATTTGATTCAGCTTTTAAAAGTTGAATTCGAGTTGGGTCAACTGCAGGCAGTTCAAGAGCCATTTCATACGCAAGTAGGTTCTGAATGGCCAGATACCATCTCTGTGGGATTTCTATTTGTCCTTGTAATGAACCGACATCTTGTATGTAGCGATGGCACCAAGCCACAATCTGAGGACTATAAATTCCTGGTGCAGGCCACAAGTACATGGACGGCTGAGGAATAGTTCTGTCAAACCAATACTGCAGTGGGTAATTGTTTGTGAAATTCTTGTTTGGCAAGTTGACATAGTCATCTCTATTCATTCTTGCCATCGGAATTTCAGTTAGATTAGATCCGAACACAACTTGATAAACTGCCATGTTCACACCGGCAGTTTGAACAATCCGCCAATACGGTTGGGTTGCAGATGGGTCGAGATCATAGTATAACCATGTACCTGATACCCAATTAACAGCTCCTGGGCTAGCTACTGTAGTCCACGTAACACCATTGCTTGAATATTGAATCTGAATGGTTACAGAACCGCTGACAGCCGGCAAAATACCAACTGTACCCATATAAATACCATTTCCAGTACCTAGATTAATACCGATTGAGCTAGTATTGTTTGTACATTGGCAAATATTGGTGTACTGACCATCAAATGCATAACTTCCATTACCTGTAGTTGAATAACCACCTGTAGTATTGGCTGTAAGTGTTCGATAATTGGCATTTAGTACGTCTACAACACCTGAATCAAGATAGTAAATGTAGTGATCAGGCACCATGCCTAAAACAAGCTTCTGAATACACCAATATTGGATACCTCTATTGGCTAGATGAGACAAAACATAGTAAAGACTGTCTTTCGAAGCTGCTACTTGCTCATCTGTCAACTCTTCAGCTAATTTACCGGCTCTGCGTGCTCCGTGATCAATTAGTTGTTGAACTGATATGACTGTCTGAGAAACAGTGCCACTTGTAGACATTTACCATCCTTTAATGTCATGTTTCTTAGTTTGACCACCTGTGGCACAATGCCATCTTTTTAGCGATGCTGCTTTACGAGTAGGACGACCTTTTTCATCTTTCATCGGTCCTTTCATTCCGCTCATTCTAGCACAAAAGCTATCATGTCTTGGTCCTTTTTCTTGTGGTGCTTTAAGATGACTTCCGGTTTCTCGATTGACTTTATCTCGACCTTTTTGAGTTAATCCTGCACCTCTATCTGTAGGAAGTTTTTCACCTCGTTTAACAGAAAGATGGACATCACCACCATGCTTTTTGCTTTGTGAATGCTTTAAGTCATAGTCTGTAGGAGCACCTTTGCTGCCAGGTTTACGCATATGTTCGCCTGACCCATGCTTGATTCGTTCTTGCTTAGCATGTATATTGTCCCATAAGCCACCAGATTTCTTTCCCACAGACCGCTTGGTAGCATATGCAATTGCAACGGCTTGCTTAACTGGTTTGCCGGCTTTAACTTCAGCGGACACATTCTTACTAAAAGCCTCTTTTGATTTACTTTTAATAAGTGGCATGATTAAGTTCCTACACCAGTTACATTGTTGTTAGCTTGAATCAGCTTACCGTTTACAACCAATCCAGCGCCAATTGTGCTTGAACTTGCTTTCAATTGAAATTGAAGATCAGTTTTTTGAGTATACCTAAAAGGGTTCGGCCTTGTAATTGTAAAGATCGAAACAAAAGGTTGTTGCAACACGCTTAAAGTCACACCAGTCACGTTGTTTGTGGCTTGTACGTTATAGGTTATGATAACACTACTTGTATAACTATTGCTTGTATTGATCTCAACTTGATCTAAATAAAAATCATAGTTTGCAGGCACGCTGTACCAAGCATTTTGAGACTTACCAATACCTACGTTGATTTGACCGTAAGTTGTTGTGCTTACTTTAATTGTAATTTGACCAACATTTGTTGTTTGGCCGGATGCCGGAGTTGTCAAAAACAAATTGTTGATCCTCAAATAACTATTCACTGTGGTTGTTCCACCAGTTGCAATAGTTACTGTCTCTGAAATTTGGTTCCAATTTGCATCTAAACCAACTACAAGTACTGTAGCTCCATTGTCAGTTGCAGAGCCACTTGCCACAACCATAGTGGAAGCTGATGCTGGAAAAGTATACGCTGAAGCATTTTCCCAAACTGCAATTGATGTAGTACCAACAGAAGGCTGATACCCAAAAATATTAACTGTGCTATGGCCTGCAATTTGACCACGAGCAACTTGCAAGTCAAATGGCTCATACGCACCATTTCTAGTGACTGACGCAACAATATTATTACTCATGTCTAATCCTCAATAAAAGAGAGGGGCCGAAGCCCCGCCTCTTAATAGTTACACTTACCGCCGGCTTTTTTATGAGTCGACATTTTTGAAGTATGGTGCTTAGCATGTCCACCATGCTTCATAGGATGGCCTTCCATTTTTTCATGACCACCGTGTGCATGCTTTGCTGCATGCTTATGCATGTGCATATGACCTTCTTCATGATGACCATGAGTAGTGTGGTGTGCTGCATGACCATGGTGTACTTTGCCGCCATGCTTGTATGCATCAATCTTTCTATTCACTTCACCAGTGCCAGACTTTTTGGTGGGCATTTTTTCGCCGTCATGCATGTCATTCAAGTATTTGTCAGCAACACTTTGTGACACTGTTCCACCTTTAGCATAGTGATGTTTCTTAGTGTGGCCACCATGTTTGTAGCCTTTACCTTCAACACCACTAGTCTTTGTCTGCTTAGCAAGACCTTGCTTGGCTTCATGCACTTTATCTTGTACATCAATCTTAGGTTTCAATGCATCACGTGCTTGAAACTTATCACCTTTAGCAGCTAAACCGCCATCAGCATAATGATGTTTCTTAGAATGACCGCCATGCTTATAGCCAGGTGAACGTACACCACCTGTGCCTGCTGGTTTTGTAGGTCCTTTATCTTCTACACCACCAAGCAAACCACCGGGAACTGCACGTTGCATACCGCCTTTAGCCATGTGAGCTTTACCGCCATGCTTAAGACCGTGGTGAGCTTTACTAGCTTTCATGCCTTCATGATGCTTAAGTTCTTTTTCGATCTTGTGCATTTCATGCATTTCAGCTTTGTGCTCTTTACCGCCTTCAGCCATGTGATGTGCTTTACCACCGTGTTTACGCATTAACATTGCAGGAGGTCTAGCTGCCATCATTGGCGCACGTCTTGGCATTGCAGCAGCCATCATAGGCGCACCACCCATTGCCATATGCTTTTTGTGCTTGGCATGTCCACCACGTTTCATACCATCACCAACTTCATCAGCTGAAGGTTCAGTGGTCATTTCTTTAGGCTCGCGGCCAAATGAGGATTTTGACATTTTTAAGCTCCTTTAAGCTTGGGTGATGCCGAGCAAACCTGTTGCTGTGGCGTTAGGACCAACCTGAATTGCTGTCAAACCTAGAGTAATGACAAGCTTATTATATCCATTCAGTGTTCCTGCAGGAATATAAGTTCCACGAACATCAGGTGTTACTGAACTAGACACAAACTGAGGAACCATACTTGCAGCACTAGCAGTATAAGAACCTGTGGCTGCCAAATATGTACCAGCAAGATAGTTGGCTTGTGTGGATGAAAGCTTACCTGTGGTTGAAGATACATATGTCCACCAGTAAGTTGTACCTGTACTAATACCAGTAGGGGGTGTACCAGTAAACTGTACCAAAGTGCCACTAGGAGGAGCATAGCCAACAGTTAAAACTCCTGGCGTTGCAATTGTCCAGCCAGTAACAGCTTGTGTGTTGTAATTGGTTGTATTGCCATAGTAACCATATGCCAATGTACCAACATCCACGTCAACTGAACCAGTGAACCCGGTGTCAACAACATAGGCTTCATCACTAATACGGCAAGGCAAACCCATAGTAGTAGTTGTGTCAACTGATACAGCAACTGCTGTAGCTGCTGAGAATGCAACTGAGTACACTTGGAAGAAAGCTTTGCGGCCTTTAGTGGTTGTGGACTGAACAGTGCCTGTCTGAATAATTTCAGTCATTGACTGTCCATAGTAATCATAACCAGTGATTGTCACTTGAGAATTGGTTGGTGAACCAGATCCGGTAGTCACTGACAAAGCACGAGGATAGTCCAACTGAGTAACTGTCAAACCATTGTTCAACAATACTTGAGTTGTACCACCTGTACCATAGGCAAGTGCTGTACCGCTATAGGTAGTTGCTTGTGTAGGCGTTTTGGCAGCCAACACAGCAGCAGTTGTAGCAGCAGCAGGTGTTGTGTCATAAAGGTAAACACGACCCATTGGGCCGAAACCTAATGACATAGGAGAAGGATTTCCTAATGCACTGTTGGAATTTGTACCAACATATGATTGTGCGGACCCTAGGAAGAGGTCATCTGAAAATTGTGGCATTTTGTCTGCTCCATGAAAAGTATGACAAGTTTTAAAAAAGGGGAAGGTTTTACCCTTCCCCGCTTGGCTTAAGCGCCGGGTGTACCATACATGGCACGTGGATCAGTCCAGTTAGGGATGTAACGCTCAGTGGCTTTATAGCGCATTGAGTCAGTTTCAAAATCACCTTCCATGGTCTTCTCCAAGGCACGACGCATCATGAGTTTCATACCCTCAGGAGCATCGGTCTGTACCCACCAGTTAGTGGACGAAGTCAAACGGCTGATCACGGTAGCGCCTTCAGGCAACAAACCAATTGATTTAATTGGGTTGATGTCGTTATTGGCTGTACCGGTACGCAACACTGACTTTAACAACACTTCAGCTTGGAACACGTTACCAGGGGCAACCACAAGCTTCAAAGGTTGGAGACGGATTTTCTTACCGTTGTTGTCAACGGCTTGACGAATCTGAATCAACATTTGCTCAAGTGACGTCTGGCTAAGAGCAGCAGCTGTTGCCAACTGATTGCTGAATGAACCAACTGCAATGGGGTGTGCTGTGTTAATCAAAGATACGCCGTCACCACCTGTGTAAGAGCTATTGAAAGCTCTGTTCAAGATGTTAGCACACAACAACTCTTTGGTTTCCACCAAGGATTGTGCCAAGTGCTTAGCATAAATTTGACCAATACGAACGTGGTCGCCATCTTCAACCAATACTTTGGTCAATGCAAAAGCAAGACCGAAGACTTGGTAGACATAGCGTTGTAAGAACAACACGCCGCCTTGTTGATAAGTAACGGGGCTGCCATCAGGGAGCTGAGGAGCTGCACCGAAACCGTATAGAACGGGTTCTTCGTGGTAGTTACGAGGAATACCGGCTTGTTCACGGAAAACTGTTGACCACTCGTCTGCACGTTGATCATACACACCGTCAAAGGACTCATTAAGGATCGGTTCAACAATCGATCTAAAGTCCGTACTTCGCATTGGGGCTGCCATAGCTTATTCTCCTTAAATAGCGTTAACAGAAGAAACAAACTGAGGATTGCTGATCTGTACACGAACTACAGTGTAAGCATCGCCCCAAGCATTGTCTGGATAAGGTGCTATATCAACAATACGGAATTGTCCGTTTGAGCCTGAACCAACCAAAGTTGATGACAGAGTCATTTGTGACAAACCTGTGGTTGTTGAACCAGCGGTGAAGTTTGAGAGATTGGCTTCATTGCCAATTGCAGTTTGCGCAATTGAGCCATCACTTTGGATCTCATACACGATCTGTTGATCATTGTAGAAATACGCAATGATGTTGGTGCCAGTTGTGCTAGCAGGCCAATAGTTAGAAACTCTACGACGTCCGGTAGTGTCTGTAAACTCAACTCCTTGGAATGAGCCAGATACTTTACCTGAGTTAGTAGATGTGTCAACAACAGGAAGAATTGTTCCGTTGTTAGGATTGTATTGCACAGCTTGTCCTTTAAGGATGTTGCTGGAATACCCGGATGGGATTCCGTTCGTTAGCGCCTGAGCACGTTCCAACCCTGTAGGAAAATATGCGGGGCGCAAACCAAACGGAGCTGATACTGATGACATAGTGTGCTCCTTGCCTAGTTAAAAACAGGCGTTTTAATGGTTTGGTCAAAATTCATGCCATTACCTTCAATGGTAACCAGTGGACGACCTTTCGCATCGCGAGCTTGCTCTTGTAACATTTCTTGTTGGACACGAATCTTTTCTTGCTCGTCTTGAGGAGCGTAGTGATGCATTTCCAACATCATTTCTTGATAAACATCTTCTGGAAGCTTATACAAGACCATTTCATTACAAGCCACAAAGCCTTCTAGTTCCCCGGACTTAACTCTGTATGCATCAAAGCCTTCTATTTCAGAAGCTTTTACAGGCGTATATCCAAGTCTCATGCGCTTATGGATAGGGTCATATTGGTTAGTTGTAGATAACCAGCATAAGTGAAAACCCGGTATTTCGGGTGGGTTCGGAAGTGCCTCTGGTTGCCATTCCGAGCGGAACGTTCTACGACGCTCCTGAGATGAAACTAAACTATCTTCTGCAGGTTGACGCATTTTGTCTTCCGTGGCTCTATCTTCACGACCTGCTCTAACATTTTTCTTTAATCTGTCATCCATCATTGGCTCCTTTGTTTATTTTCACGATCCCATTTGGCATAATTCGCAATTGCTTTTTGACGAGCAGATGGGTTATCCCATAAACCTGCTTCTTTCATGGCAGCAACACGCTGTGGACTAAGTCTAAATTCATTAGATTTAGTACTAGCGATTGAATCTCTACCAGAACTTGTCACCATGGATCGAGGCCTCTGACTTTTGACGTTTGGCGGATTATAACCACGATCAGCGCGATGTGGTAAATATTTTGCAACTCTATCGTCCAACTCTTCCCAATAATCCTCAGACCGTGGATCAAACCCTTCCTCAGTAAGGCGTTTGTCAATCTTTTGGGCAATTTCGGAGTCCAGATCCTTACCCTCTGGGTCATACCATGGGTTTCTTTCTACCCAGTCAGAGGCCATCCGTTTAACATCAGGGTCTGATTGAATATTAGGAGTCTGTCCTGTCGTTTGACGAGCAGAAGTTTCACGCATGTTCTTTAATGACTCAAGCTTTCGCTGTGCGTCATACCAGTCTTGCTGAGCTTTTGTAAGAGCTTCTCCGTTAGAATGAGTAACCGCTTCTTTCATTTGAAGTTTGGCATACTCAACCTGGACGGCAGCATCCTCAATTGCTTTGTCAACTCTTGCAAGCTCAGCACCAGAAGTCTTTTTCTCCATAATTGCAACACGCTCAGCAAGTTGTTGGTTTTGCTTTTTAAGCGCCGCAATTAAATGGTTTGATTCTTTTGCTTTTTCGCGATGAAGTTGTTTCTTAAGTTGACGCTCTTCACGTCTAGCTTGTCTAATGGCTTCCCTATCAGGATCGCCACCACTATCATTTTGACCGTCATTGTCATCACTATTAGAAGCGGCTTCTTCTATAATGTTAATGAGGTCATCATTTTTTGTTTGCAGTGATTCATCTGCAGTGGTTACTTGAACTGATGCACTACCATCTTGGTTCTCTTCCACTTGAAGTTCTAACTTTTCAGTGCTATTCATAAAGTTTCCTTTCAAAACTTAGATAAATGCTTTAATGTCACGAGGGTCACCAGTGACTTTACCAATGAGTTCATGATCATTAAAGAAAGTAAACAGACATTTGCCATTTAGTCCATTCGCATCTGTAAAATCAATTTCCCATCTATCACCACCCCACTTAGGCACACGAACATATTCACCCACTTGTGCCCATGAGCCCTCAGGCCATGACTCCATGGTGTCACGTTTCTTAAATGCCAAAGGACCAAGAGCAATTACTTTTCCGACTTGTGTATTCCACTTTTCGGTTTCTTTGGTCTCTTCAGGCAATACAATCCCAGAAGCAGTCACTTTGTCTTTCACAGCTCTAAGCTGTACAAGTACTCTGCCACCATAGGGTGCCATTAATGGATCTATACTTGGAAACGCTTCTTCAAGCGTCTGTTCGATATCATTCGACATCTTGATTTTCCTCTTCTATGAGTTGGTTGATTAAATTCAAGGCTTCATCCAAGCCTTGGTGTTGACCGACTAGGCGCTGGTAAGTCTCAAAATTGATGGCATACCCTTGTACAAGGGAGTCAGCAATCTCGACTTGCTTTTGCTTTATCCGTCCGATGAGATCAGAAATCCGCATTAGCGGCCCCGACCAGATGACTTCTTCATAGGCGCAATAATGACTGCCATACCGCCTTTGGCATGACCACCTTTTTTCATTGTAGCAATTTTACCTGTGGGCTTGCCAATGATTGGTGTTTTTGCCACTGCTGGCAGATTAGCCACTTTAGACTCAGGGATTGCACCCTTGTTTGCTATACCACCTTTGGCATAATGATGCTTTTTGGCAACACCGCCTTTTTTCAAATGGTTGGCTTCACCCTCGCCATGCATAGCGATACGTTTGTGCATGTTAATTGCTTCAGACATTTGGATTTCCCCCTAAGTTTGTTTGGAGTTGGTTTTGAGCATCGAGGACAGTTTGCAGTTGCTCATGTTGCAATTGTGCCGCATCTCTAGTTAGCTCTGCGGACTTAATTCTCTCGGCAGTTAGATTATTCTCTGTATTCATCACTACATCGGACTGTAATCTAGATTGCTTCTCTTGTGCAATGGTTTGCATGTCCTGAGCCTTCAACTGAATCTCAGCTTTATCACGAGCCGCTTTCCGTTGTGTTTCAGCCATAGAAGTTTGGACCAGAGCTTGTACAGATGGGTCAGTTGGTTGCTGTGATTGCTGCAATTGTTGCATCATCTTCACGAGTTGTGCAATCTGAGGCTGCAGTTGAGCAAATTGCTCTTCTGTGTCCTTATTAACATGCTGCGCACTTACAGCCAACAACTGCTGAGCTTCTTTCATCATCGGTTGGACTTTTAATGCGTTAAAAGGTTCATGAAGGGCCACAGATGCATACGTGTCAATCTGATTTAAGTACCATAAGGTAATATGTTGTTTTATGTGCTCTAATGCTGCAGGGATGAATTTCGGGGCAATAATTGGGTTAGATCCAAGTACTGGGTTCATCGCATAGGCCAAATGTGTTTGCAAATGTGCCATATGGTCCTGATGTGGGTATGCGCCGGCTGGTTTTCCTAGTGTCATGGACACATTTTCCAATGCAGGGTTCATATCTTTCACTTCTTCAGGGTCAGGAAGCACTGCATTGACATCTGGGAGCTTAATTTGCTTCAGAATCCGCTTCTCTACTTCAAGTCGGTTGTAGAGATCGGGGTTTGCTTGTGCTCTTGCCGCAAGTGTTTGAATCTGTGCATACCTCTGACTCTCTGCGAAGATATGAGGGTCAGAAACCGGAACAATGTCCGTATTGGACTCAAAATCATCAACCGAAATGTCGAGATCTCTAACAATTTCACCTTTTCTTTGCTCATCGAGGTACCACCTGTTCAATCTAGCTAAGATCTTTAAGACTCTCTTTTGACTGTCATGCAATCTGGCATGAATTGAGCTAAAAACTGCTGCACCTTGCTCAATCAATGCTTGAGCAGTGCCGACTGGCATGTTATTGCTAGCATCGGCAATCTTTTCTTCACTTGTAGTTACTACGCCCTTGGCTGCATCAGTTAGCCAGCCTAGAAGTTGGAACAGAACAGGTGAAGGTTGTGGGAAAGGTACTTGCATGGCAATCTTACGAATGTCATCTACTCCTGGAGCCCCCTCAATCTCGGCAACTTGTGTAGGTTCGATAACTGTAGTTTGCCCAGAGATCTTTCCGCCTTTAAGCTTTAACATTGTAGGAGCAGTTACAATGTGTGCTGAGTCTAGTAGCGCACGTAATGCTCCGGTAAGGGCTGCGGACAATCCGCCAATGAGATGAGGGAGACCAATCGCATATGCTCCCCTCCAAGGTATAAACTTGAACTCAACCAGCCAATCCAAGTTAGACATTGTTTCATCGCCGTCCTCCCAGTTACGATACAAACCAACAACCGCACGCTCATTTTCATCGATCATTAGTATGTAAGGAGCTCTTTCACTCTTTGAGTAAGTATCATCCTCTAACTCTAACCAAGTACGAATGTGAAATACACGTCTAACACCATCAATGTTAATGCTTTGTGGCGTCTTACCTTCAATCTTATTAGTGGCTTTTTGTGCTTTAGTTTCATCAGGCTCTTGTGGCAATCTATAGATGTCTAAATCACGATATAAGCCTGTATTGACACGAATCTCATACATCTCTTGAGTAATGTCTTGGACTTCAGTGACTCGTGATGCTGTATAGAAATTACCTGCAGCAAATGGCAAATAAATGTTATCAATAGGTACAAACTCGGCACATGGGCGTTTCTTTTGTTCGTCCCACCATAGCTTGATGTATTGACTACCACCAAGAGGCAACTGTGTAAGCATTTGTTCTTGCTCATCACGATACTCTTCAATCTGCTCAGTCAACTGCCAGTTCATATAGTCACGTTTGCGCTCAGCCTTAGCTGTCTTGGCATCATCAACTTCACCGATAATCTTAGTTTTAACAGGACCATCTGGCGGAAAGAGTTCTTTAATTGCTCTTGCCGCAAAGTCCACACAAGCCTCAGCCATAACAGGGTGCACAACTTTAGATGCACCCATGAACTGTGCACCACCTGGGGCATCATGCCCTAGTCCAGTACGGCGAATACCATCTTCATATTGCTTATCACGATCTTCACGAGCTTCTTTATCTTTCTCAATTAGATCTAAGTACTTTAGAGCAATAGAATTAAGCTCTGAAATATCAAGCGATTCGGCAAGATTTTCGTAAAAGTCAGGCGACTCTTCAGGGCCTTTAAGGTCATCCATTCGCACAATGGCAGATCCGTCAGGCAATTCCTCAACATCAGGAATCTCCTCAATGATCTCCATAATGGATTCATCTTCATTAATCGAAGGCTCTTGCTCAGGCCCGATAAATCGATTGAAGTCTTGAGGGATAGGCATTTCTGTAGCCATGTTTTACCTTTGTGTTTGTTAATCAGGTTCATTATATGGATCATACCCATGATCACGAATATAATTTGCTAAGCGTCGTCTTTCATCATTAGTAAGACGGTTTAACCTTCTACTTATTGTGTTGCGCTCGACCATATCTGCAAGTTCTTCATCAGTGTACTCATTAGGGTCAAACTCATCATTCTCCATTGCATGACCAATTGCATCGTTTAACATATGATGAAGATCTTGCAATGATCTACCTTGTTCTGGTTGTGGTATAGCACCTATGACTTCACCTAAGTCATCTATTGCTCGACGTAATAGTTGTAAGTAGTCATCATAAGCACTTCGACTAACCCTTAATGCTCCAGGCGTTGTCGCTGCAACTTCATTTCTTCTAGTGTTGAGTTGATCTAGTGCAGACTGAGCTATTTCATCTACACTATAACCACCTCCAAACATGTTGTTTACCATGTCAGTAACTTGATCAATAGTTGACTGCATTAGTCTATGGCCATCAGGTGTAGAGGCAAGTTGCAAAGGCTCTGTATACGCATTTACGACATCTCGATTTTGCTGATTTTGCCCAAACGCTGCAGGTGTTGGAGTTCCGCTTATTCTATTCAAATGACTATGTAAGTCTTCTAAATCTGAAATAGCTCTTTCTTGTTCTTCTAGGTCAAATCCCATATCCCCAGGAATTACTTGAATATCAGTGATTAGTCCTGCAATATGGTCTTGCAATGATTCAATTATTTCTGGAATAGGGGTTCCTGCCGTAATGCCATCATCTAACATCTGATTGTACATTTGTGACATATCATCCCAACGCTCAAGTGTGTCATTGATCACTTGACGGATTTCTCGATGTTCTTGTGTAGCTTGTGGCAATTGCTGATTAGCGCCATGCATGTTATCAGGCTCAAAGTTAAATTCATCTTCAGGCACAGGAAGTCTGTGTTGTAATTCACGAGCTAGCAACTCCCGTTGACGCATCGAAAAATCTTGATAAAGCTCATTACCAGGCACTTCATCCCCATTACGAAGTGAATGTATGATGTCAGCAACTTCATTATGGTCAAAGCGACCAAAAATATTATTAGCTGTCTGATCAACTTCATCAGCCTGTCTATGACCCATTGCATCGCGTAAATGTGGAGTAGTTTGGACTTGCAATCTTTGCATGGTCTGTTGTAGTGCTGTAGGCTCACGATAAGGCTCTACAGCTTGATCCTCATTGCCTGTATGCAAGAACATAATGTTGTTTGCAAGATCATATAGAGCTGCTCTTACAGTCTGAGATTCTTGAATTGAAGCTGCATCTCTAACCAGCGTGGCAGTTCGAACAGGGTTTGCAAACGTATCATGCTGTGTTGCCGCTTGCATAAGCACATTTCTAATAATATCAGCGCCTAAATTGCCTTCGGGTGTGCCAAGATTTTCAAGCCTCGAAATACTACTATTAACACGATCGCCAAGTTGACGATAGAAAGCTTCACGCGGTGTTTCATTAGCTGGTTCATTTCCAGCTTCAGGCGCATGCTCTTCATTCATATGAGTTGCTGTATTAACAGCATCTAAATGCGCTTCAAGCATTTCACGCAATTGTGTTAAACGTTCAGGGTGTTGTGCTGCTCGTAACTCCCATCTAATGTTTTGACCTGCATCTGGGTCATCTAGCATACGTAACATAACACCAAGATGCTCAGCCATGTTAGGAAGATCTTCATTCGCCATTTCTTGAATAGTGTCTTGATAAGCGCTTCGTACACGAGCAGAATCAGCCATTGCTCTAATAGCAGGAATAGGCTGCATTGCTCTTTCGAGAACTAGGTTGTTTGATAATTCAACAAACCGACGATGTACTTGCTCTTCAGCTTGTTCACGAAGCCCAGGAGGCAATTGACGAAATGTGGGGTGATCATATTGCCCATTAGCCAACAGAAACCTAGTTGTTTGCAATCCTTGAATATTATGGTCTTGATCTGTACGCTCAACGTTAATTAGCTCACGAGCTAATTGATCAACTTGCTCAGGCGTAAATGAAGGCGGTTGAGCTGGTGGTGCATTAAGATGATGAATATGTTCGCTAAAAGCATCGCCATGTCGACCAAGCATATCAGCAACTTCACTAAGCTCATCATTTGTTCGAACGCCCATTTCTTGAGGATCCATATATTCAGGATTCATATGACTACTTGCGCCTAGCAAATTAGTCTCAAGATCTTCGCTGTCAAGACCCTCTTGGCTTAAGTCTTGTAAAAAAGTTATATATGCTTGTCTGACTCGATTATTAGATGCACTTGCCAAAATATCTGGAATAGGCTCAGTTGGACCGTTAAGACGAATAGCTTGAGCATTAGGGCTTAAGCCTGTTAAGTCTTGCGCCGCTGCCGTATCAATCATACGATTGATTCTTAAGTCTATATCATGTAGTTGATGATATAAATCAGCATGATGTGTGGCATAATCAGGATCATCTCTATCAAGCTCGACTATTTGCTGACTTAAGCTTTGCTGTTGTGCTCGTAAGTAGTTAATAGAATCTGCTTGTCTTGCATTTGTAGGTGCAGGTATTTCTTTATTCTTTAGCGCAATTAAGTCTGAATCTAGCACAAAGCGTGGAAGTGGGTGAGCTGCAACTGCTCTTTGGAAGTCTTCCGTCTTCATACCGGCTCTAATTGCTAATGATCTTACTGGCGTTCTTGCTGTGTCATAAACACCAGACTTACTATCATCGCCTAAAGACCGAATCTCATTTGAGTGCGCATTTAAAACATCTCTAAAAGCGGCTCTATACTTTGGATCGATTTGCGCATTTCGATATTGTGTAGCAAAACCAACAATATATGTAGGACCACCTGGTGAGTCTGATTTATTTTTAAGCTCAATGTTTCCAACAGGCCAACCAGTCTCGGCATCCCTCATTATCAATTGCTTAGAATGCCCATCAATCACATCCCGAATATAAGATGTCATAGGTGCATTTTGTGTTGTTGGAAACCGCTTACCTGTGGCTACATCAAGAATCGGTGTGTAACGTCGTGTATCGCCTGTCCACAAATGCTTATAGTTGCAGCTATCAAGCCCTTTAGCCGCACAAAAATCATTGATCTCAGTTTCCATTGACAAATGATGAAGCACATCGTCAGGGTTTGTGCTTTGATCAAGAGTAAGAAGCTTGACATTGCCAAACCGCTGAGAATCAGGGATTGCATTTAAGTCTTTCTTAAGACGATCTTCGACGGCTATCTTACGCCCTATTGATGCTTTCTTTTCAGCCAGTTCTTGAGCAATTCGATCTTTTGTTTGATCAACCACAAACTTATCAATTGGGGTTCTTGCAAGCTCATTTGCACTCATCTTACCCGTTAAGATGTTATCAAACAAGCCTTTACCAACTGCTGACAACCCAAGTGAATATAAGCTAGTCGGATTTATGTCATAAACAGGTGCATTCGGTGTATTGTCAACTATATTCTTAAGCTGTGGATAAAACTGCTTTTCATAAACAGGAATTTCATCCCACATCTTTTGTGCTGTTTTCATTGTCAAACTAGAATCAGCAATGTTCTCATAATCATGAGCAAGCTTTAAGTTGTCAATGTCGCCATGTTTTGATTGTATTTGTGACTCAAGCTTTTTGATTTGCTTAAGTAAATCTTTTTTCCCAGGAAGCGAAATAGCAGTAACGCCTTGCTCTTGTGCTTGACGATCCAATGCCGTACTTTGAGTTTGTAGATCATCTAGCTGTTTATGCAAATCTCTAAGTTCAGTTTGTTTAGCATCTAGCTTAGGCTGAACTGTGCCGAACGGCATATCAGGATTAAATGCTCGTCTGCTTTTTTCTATACTACCATTTGGAACAGTAGAGTTGACAATATTATCACGAGTCAGCATTGTAATGCCTTTGCCTGCTTGAGTAAGCAAAGGATCTTTTTCAGTTCCTACATACTTCATGATGTAGTTCTTAAATGGGCCTTGCAATGCTTTTACAGCAGTATCGTAATTGTCTTTAAACTGATCAAGTGTTGGCAAACCATTCTTAGTGGCATATTCATTTAAATGCTCAGCTCGTTTTTGCTCACTCTCGTCATGCGGATACTTTAAGTCAAATGCATGACGAGCATCGAATTGGCTTAAACCAGGAAACTCTTGCTGTATTTTTTGATTTCTAAAATCGATAAATTGACTATCATGCGGAGTATCTTCAAGTATCTTACTTTGATACAAATCATTAAGCTCATAAGTTGTAGGTGTTGAGCTATAAGGCATGATATCGCGAATAACGCTATCAATACCGCCTTTCCCTAACGGAACTTTATTTGTAGTTGCCGAAACGACGGGTGATCCCTCAGGTCTTACAGCATACAAACTTGTCGTAGGTTGCAAAGCACCAGGAACACCTGGAACAGGCGGTAAGCCTTGCATCTTGCGCTTAGTCATAATATCGCCAATTGTGTCCGCAGTCTTTTGTGCCTTAACACCTAATGTATCTTCGCCAAGTATGTTTTGTCTTTTAACGCCTGATTGTGCATTCCTAAAGTCTTGTGGTAAGTCTTTAAGCTCTTGACCGACAATTTGCGCTTTACCGATTGTGGCTCTTACGTCACTTGGCGATACAAGTGGTCTACGTTCTTCAAGCCCAGTTATATTGCCAATTACGCCGCCTCTTGGGCTCATAGGCATCATAGGAACGTCTTCCAGCATTGTGCCAAGATTACTTTCAAACTGTTGGCCAAGTGGGGTTTGTGGCGGCTTAGCATGCATTTTGCTAAAATCCGTCGCCAATTGAGTTGCTGTATCGAGTCCTGTTGTGCTTACTTTGCCTGTGTTAACATAGTTGCCAATGTCACTAGCAATCTCAGGAGCTGATCTAACAAGCCCTTGAGCAGCGCCTAATGCGCCAATTGCCGGATTTACAACAGTCGTTCTTGCTAAGTCTTGCATGGACTTAACAAGCATTAGTGGATTGTAGTTTGCGGCTACATTTTTAATTGTGCTTATAGCTGAATCTAATGGTGAAGCCGCTGGTTGTGGAGTCGATAATCCGCCAGCCAAAGGTGGCACTGATTGAGTACTATTGTCATCCCATTCATTAAGCGGCATATGGGTTCACCCTTCTAGGCTTGGTATCATCCACATAAAGATCTGGGTCATTATACAAATAATCCAAGACAAGGAAACCACTGTCTCGCAAATATCGTAAAGCTTGGCTGGTTGAGTCTACAAGGTCGTCATGTCGGACTTCAGGGAAAGCACAAAGCTGATTGATCAACGGTTCGGCCCAGTCACGAGCCATGCCTTCACGCGACATAGACTCAGGAATATACACCAAGCCTTTTTGAATCAGAGGCGCCACGATATTCAGTCGCTGTGTTTTGTCTGCATTCCCTGGGTTATAAGCACGGACTGGCAATCCGGCTCTTTGTAGGTCTTGAATCAGTGAAATACCTGCTGACTTGTCCTCAATCAGAACTAAGTCAACCTTCTTGCCTTGTCCGAATTCGTCATTGTCACCGTAAATCGTACCGAACTCTTCAAGCACACGAGGCCGAAGGTCTGGGTATTTCATGTGCTCGTCCCATGCATCGATTAGCATAACAGACATCGGCTTGTCGGTTGGTTTAAAGATCCCCCAAACTGTGCAAGCAGTCGGGTCATTGGCTGTCTTATCAGATGTAGCACAGTCGTAGCTTTGTATGACGTACTGAAACTGAGGCAACGGCTTTTCGGCCGGCCAAAGTCTTAGCCATTGACGTTTAACGATGCCTGATTCTTCTGGGTCGATAATCTCAGCATGAATCTCTTGTCGGCCAAGCGTTGTGCCTTCATACTGTAAGATCTGCTGTTGGAACGATGGAGCTAAGTTCTTTAAGTTGTCATACGTTGATGCTGTTGTGTAGCATACGTCTTCACCGTCACGATTTGCTAAGTCAACAATCAAAGGCTTTGGCTTTGGTGTTGTTGTACAGATGAGACGAGGCTGCTTACCGAGACGCATGCCGAATTGCAGCATGTTCCATGATTCGTCAAGGTAATGCCAAGCTGCAAGCTCATCAAGCCACCCGCCATGAAACTGCGGACCGCGAAAGCGCTCAGGCTCTGATGCAGGAATGCCTTTGATGATTGAGCCGTTCTTTAAGTTAATCTCATGCAGAGATTTATAGTAAAAGTCGATAAGCTCAGTCGGCATAACGTTTAGCAGCCCTGAATCGCCCTCAAAGCACACATCACGAACGTCACCGCTCGTTGGAGCCGAAACTAGCCATCTTGTCTTTGGTTGTGTCCAAGCTGCCCACCAAGTCCACTCAGCCGCGCACCGAGTTTTGCCAGCACCACGACCTGCTAAAAGTAACCAGATACTCCACCAATCGCCCTTAGGCGGTATTTGATGATCACTAGCTATAGCAAGCCATTTGTTTCGTGCTTTCAGCGCTGCTTTCCATTCCGGGGACGCTGTACTTAGATTAGGTCCGGTTTTTAGACGTTGATCAACGTGCTTAGCTATTTTCTCGATTGTCGTTGTCATCTTGTCTTATGCTAAGAATTTCGTTCATTAATTCCTCAGCAAAATCATGTACAACATCGACCTGAATAGCCCCGTTGTTTTTGCCTGTAACTTCAAGCTTATTGTTTTCGCGATATTTATGTGGAAAACGAGCTGCCATCGACCGCGACCACAGCGCTGTGTTGATTCTGTTCCCGCCCGGTCTCTCGATCATATGATCTAAAGCAAGTTTTTCAAAGAAAAGCATCTCTTCTTTTTTAGCTTCTTCTAAGGCCGTGAAAAAATCTGGATTCGCTTCAGCCCAATTGCCTAAAGTTTGCCATGTAATGCCAAGCTCAGATGAAATAGCTTCTCGGCTATAACCTTTTTTGCCTAAGTCAATAGCAATTTGGCAAAACGACGGATCATACTTAGATGGCCGTCCAACTGGTTTTTTGGGTATAGGTTGTGTGCTCATGTGTAAGATTGTACATCAAACTTGAGAAAAGTGTGGAAAAACGGCAATAGTTGTAAGAGAGAAACTTTAGTATTATACGGTAAACTAAAGTAATAATAGTTACATCTAAAGTTACATCTAACCAGAAAACTATATACGACGACGTATATATCTATATATAAATAATATTTAAATATATATGTAATTATTGTAACTATGTATTTATCGTTTAAAATCAACAACTTGGCTAGCATTTTGATGTAACTTTGATGTAACTTTAGATGTAACTTTTAATACTATAGTTCTATTTCTCTCTTGATCGCAGCATCTGTATTTTCTGACAATTTTGACAGATCTCCGTGTTTTTGAAAGTTACATAATTTAGCCTTTGAAGATGTAACTTTGAAAATGGTAAATCTATGTGATTTTCCATTTAATCTTATGACTTTATTGGCTTCGACTTCACCATGGCTTAACAAAGCTTTACGAATATATTGAGCTTTTGCTCTAACTTCATGGCCCCAACGTTCGCATAGTACCTCCAAATGCGATGGTGTAAATGCTGCTATTCCATCAAGATTCTCAACTACCCAGTCGGCAAGTTCACTTGCAAAGGCTTCGATCGGACTCTTACTGGCTTGTATAGCAACTTGTTTGTACTTAGTTTCTGGTGCTGGTTTGGCAGGATCAAAGTTACTGATGTCTCGGTTGTAGTACCAATTTAGCACAATCCCAAAGCCATTTTGCTGTCTTGCCCATTGCATCAGCTTTACAACTTTAGGGTGTGTCTCGGCATTGGTTAAAGTTTCAGGCTTAAAGATGGCTTCACGTCTTGCATTGTCACCCATTCTTGTGATGTAAGGCTTATTTGACGTAAAGATAAAGTTCATAAAATTCTCAATATTGTATTGAGCGCCATACTTGTTATTGATGGCAATTTCTTTGCCTGTGATCATGCTCTTTAACTGTGCTGAGTGATCCTCACGATCCGATGATGGCTCATTGATCACAATCAGAATCTTATTTTTAAAGATGCCATTGAAATTACCAAATAGCTCATCCGGTCCGATAATGATGGCTGGACCGTTTTCACCGAGACCTAGCATTTCGGCTATAAATTCAGCAACGGCTGACTTACCAATACCCTCAACATTACTCACAAACTGTGGGGTTGTGTTATTTCTTTTGTGCGGAAACTGGACTATGTTAGCAACCCAGTCATGCCAATAATCAGCAAAAGACGGTTCATCTCTAAAAAAGTACTTACAAAATTCCAAATACTCAGTTGGATCGCCCTCAATCGGATCATGAAGCCAATTTCCTAAATAGTTATAACAGCCGTCTGGTGTGATCTTTAAACCTTGGTATTGCGGAAAAACACCAACTTTCCTGATATCGCATCTTTTGCGCCACTTTTTATACTCTTCCATCAACACATATTCACGTGTCACTACTTTTGGCGGTTGATTAGGTCTGGTCTGTACTTGTGTAGACTGCAAAAAGATATGCTGAGCACTATCTATCTTTGCCTTTTGGAAGCTCATGATATGGCCATCATCGATACGAATCACATCGCCATTGTACAGCGCATACTTAGTGCTAAACTCATGAAGCCTAACATCCAAGCTGTCAACACCATTCATCACAACTGACGTACTGGCTACCACATCGGACAAAGCCTTACCATCATTTAGATGATCATCAATTGCATACTTACTGCCTTTACCTGGGCCAAAGCGGCCGACGCGGCACAAATGCACTTCAGCACCAAGTCCACGTAGCACAATGGCTAGCTTAGTCTCGGCCAAAGCTACCTGCTCATTTGGCTCACCATCATCCTTGGCACCATCATAGTCAAAAATGATATGCACTTTTCTATGTGTAACATTGAAATTAGTTTTCTTTTGCCATTGTATTTGCATCAAGTCTTTGTGCAATTGCAAGCCACGTTTATCGGTCCAACTAGTCACTCCAGCCAAGCCAACACATGCATAGTTCGAGCCCTCGGCTTTAACAGCCTTTGTGATTGCCCAAGCTTTGAATTCACCCTCTGTGATGATGATTGGTATATCAACATTTGAGATGACTTGCCGCCATTGTGTTGTTGGTGGAAAATAAATGTGACTGCCACTAGCCCTTGCTTGGCTGTATTTCATCTTAGTGCGTGGCACTAAAAGCCTGACACGTGTAAAACCGGTGTCATTGCCATCGATATCAAAGTACGGTATTTTGACCGCCCATTCATGAGTGTGCCCTAAAAGGGACTTGGTCTCATCCTTATCAAGAAAAGTTAAACCTAAAGTTTTAATGTCATTATCGTCGAATTTTCGTGCATTTAAGAAGTCATGATATAATTCTAATGGTTGTGTTGTATGAGACGAAAATCCCATTGACATGATCGTTTCCTTTGCAGTTGTCTTTAAAGGCCCTAGTTGTGAGCTAGGGCCTTTTTTTCTATTATATTTAGACGGTGATCAAAGATTCAGCCAATGTGATGGCTTTTTCCTTAGTGCTAATTCCGTCCCCAAATAAAGCTCTGTCCATCCTAACATCGGCTGTACGGCCGCGGTGGTGGTCAATGTACTCGGTAACAGAGTTAATCAAGCCCCATACAGTATTCTTGGCAGATTTTAGCTCACTGCCTCGGCCTTGCCCACTATATAGTGCCATTAACTTTTCGCTGATCTTTTTGCTAACTACTACATCACCATCTGTGGTTTCATAGGTTGACATAGTATCGCAAAACTGTTGTGCCTGTGCTTGTGTCACATGCGTGTCGCTCCAATGGCTGACACGTGATAGGAATGATGACCATGAAGTGCCGGCCAAACCAAGTTGTGCCTTAACTTGCTCATCATCAAACACTGATCTATGACTAACACGAACTACGTTCTTAGCTTTACCTGATTCAGCTTCATTCATTGCAAAACCAAGTGTGTTATTGCAAACTACGCGAACTGATGTGAACATAGCTGTTGTTGCCATTGAGCCATCACAAGCTGTACCTAGCAATAAATAGCCTTTGATTGTATCATCCATGATCTTAGCTTCTTTACCCATGCTAGCCAAAGCCCAGTATTTACGACCACCGCGTAAGACACCGGCTGTTTCTAGCTCAAAGCCTGCCTTGGCAGTTAAATCCCTATAAAACTCCAACACCTCTTTAGGTTGGACCACTTTATAACCATTGGACACAATTGCAAGTGAATCACCACTATCAGAGCGAACTAAAACTTTTTTGCCTGAAACACGGTAAATGTTTGAATCGGCTTTTGTACGATAAAGTGCAGGCACTTCATCAATTTGGAAATCCATGCCAGCGGCTGTTTGCCATTGCTCAATGGTCTGACCGGCCTGCATTTGCTGACCTAGTTTGTGCCATGGTGTGTCGCCTTTATAGGCAATTGCTGAAAAACCCTTTGTGTTGTCGATTTCGTGAGCCATGATGTTAATCCTTTTATATTCAGAAAGTTAAGAAATTTAAGTTTGTGTGTTTCCACATGTCACATTATACTAGGATTTTTAAAAGTAAACATCTTTTTTAAAAATATTTTCAAATTTATTTATAAAATTATGTACTCAAATTAAAAATATAGTGTACAATGCAATCATGCTAACAAAAGCATCCTTATTTTTAAATGGTTTGAAAATAAAGGTATTACATTTAAACAATTGTGAAAACACAAGTAAACAAGCAAAGGAAAACATCAAGATGTCATATCTTACACACAATGAAATAAGCGTAAATAGAAATGGTACTAGTCTAAAAGGCTATATTGAGTGTGACTACTATTTATTAGTGACCTTATTTGGTCAGCCTTTTAATGGTGACACCACTAAATCAGATGCTGAGTGGCTAGTTAAATTTGATGATGGTGTGGTAGCATCCATTTATAACTACAAAGACGGTTATAACTATTGCGGTCATGCCGGTACACCAACCGAAAAAATTAAAACTTGGCATGTAGGTGGCTTTAGTGATACTGCCGTCTATCATGTACAGCATGCAATTGATGAATACGTTCTGGATTGCTTAGAAAGCACATACAACAGCAATCATTCTATGTTTGAGGAGGCATAATGAAACAAACAATCTTAGATCTGACTTTGGCCTTTGTCATCGGAGTCTCTTTGGCTCTATGTTTAGTAGCATGGTGGAGCGCATAATGACCCCTTTATATTGGCACAAAAAACGAACCGCTGTTGACATGCCGCCAACAGCCGAGCTTTTAATGAACATCATAGTTAAGTATGACACAACTGAATTTTCAGTAATGGAATTGCTAAGCTATGCCGAAAACTTGAAGGTTGCATCATCTGCCACACTTCATAGATCCTATGATTGGTTAATCAAAAATAAATTCATTAAAGCCTATCATCATGAAGGCAACCAACGAACTAAGTTTGTAATGCCATCAGAAAAAGCTAAAAGATATTTTGAGGTGACTAAATGAAAACAATTCAAGAAATTAAAGATGAGCTGAATGAGCTATATGGTGCAACCATGGCATTATCACATGCCTTATCAACTATTCATGATCAGCAAATGGAAAAAACAAAGCAAATGTTCGCATTAAACCAACTGTTAAGAGAAATGCAGGAGAAAAGAGATGATTAATGGCTACTATTATGATGAGGAAGAGGCTTATCAATTGCGGATGCAAGAACAAGCATATAAGCAATATCAAAGACTTTTATGGGCACATCCTGATTGTAGGGATCCCGATCATCCTGGGTGCGAAGACTGTGAAGAGGACTGGATTGAAAATGACGAATAAACTTAAAACACCCCCACTTGATTTTGTCTGGACACCGGCAGGCACTGATATTACCGAGCGTTGGCGTACGCATCATGGTTGGATCCCGCCATCCGAGCTGCCTGAGTATCAGCGTAAATGGACGATCTATCAAGAACTGCCACTTCGAAAACTAACCGACGAAGCCAAGAAAGAGATTGAGCAATTGCTAACGGTCAACAAAGTAAAACGTTGGAAGGTTAAATGAAATGTCCAAAATGTGGTACATGGTCTATTGTGCTAAGTACAAGATCCACACAAAAGAACACATGTACACGAAGACGTGAATGTGCCAACATGCACCGATTTACAACAACTGAACTTCTTAAACTCGATTTGAAAGAAAACTATGTACCAAAAAGTCAAACAATTCCGCCAAAAGCTTAACCTTCCTGTTTCAGATAGACCGCAATTGCTAAGATCGGCTGAAATCAGCTTTTATGCACGGTTCATCATGGAGGAACTAAGCGAACTAATGCGAGCACATGAAAAGAACAACTTGGTGGATGCAGCTGATGCAATCACTGATCTAATCTATGTGGCCATGGGTTGTGCCCATCATATGGGTATGCCATTGGAAGACATCTTTGATATTGTACACAATGCCAATATGCAAAAGAAACCTGGGCAAACTAACCGAGGCGTGCAAACAGATGCACTAAAACCTGAAGGTTGGGTACCACCTGAAAGAGAAATTGAACAAGTACTTGATGCACTAAAAATAATTTAAAAATATTTTAAAAATAGTGTTTACTTTTCAAAAAGTACAGTATAATCCAATTGTTTACTTCGGTAAATAACTAAACTTCTTAACTTCTAAAAGGCTTAATATGAACATCTTTTTTCTACATCATGTACCACAAATTGCGGCTTTGTATCATTGTGACAAGCATGTGGTAAAAATGGCAGTTGAAACGGCACAACTGTTAGCAACAGCACATCATCACTATGGCAATGGCGATAATGTGACATACAAACCAACACACAAAAATCATCCATCAGCAATATGGGCACGTGAATCAAGATTGCACTATGATTATTTAGTGGATCTTGGTATTGCCTTATGCAAAGAATATCGTCGTAGATATGACAACACTCATGCTTGCCACCAATTGTTTGTTGGTGAGTTAATGTATTGCCCTCCTGAAATGAACAAACTGCCTTTGCTATGGCAAGACCCACCACAATGCATGCCTGATGAGTGCAAACGTGATAGTTCACTTGAAGGTTATCGTGAGTATTACCGCCATAAGCATACTATCATGGACATGGTTTGGTATAAAAATGATGGCTCATATACACCACCTTTTATGGAGTTAGAACATGCTTAATCAACAAAAATGGGATTTAAGATACTTAACTCTTGCTAAACTAGTTGCATCTTGGTCTAAAGACCCATCCACTAAGTGTGGTGCTGTTATTGTTAATCCTAATAATGAGATTGTTAGCATTGGCTTTAATGGCTTTCCAAAAAGTGTAATTGATTCAGAAGAACGGCTTAACAATAGGCAAACCAAACTACAAATGATGGTGCATGCCGAGAGAAATGCACTTATCTTTGCAAAACAAGACTTGCACAAATGCACAATTTATACGTATCCTATGATGGCATGTAGTGAATGTGCAGCTATGATCATACAGGCAGGCATCAGCAGGCATGTGTCAATGATCACAACAAATAAAAACTGGAAAGAAAGCTTTGTATTGGCTAGTCAAATGTTTGATGAAGCCGGTGTTAATGTTGACATGTACTTACAAAATGAATTGGAGAATGTATGAATATCTCAGATCTAATCGACCAAATCGTAGATGTGAAAAGCCAACGCGAGGCTTTAACTAAAAAAGATAGTGAACTATCTAAATTACAATCACAAATTGAAGCTGATCTTATGCATGCTATGACTGAGGCAGGTACTTTAAAAGCCGCCAATGAAGCTGGCCATAGTGTGACTATGAAAAAATCAGTACATCCAACCATTATTGATTGGGATCAGTTTTATGCTTATGTGACACAAACAAATAGTTTTGACCTGTTGCATAAGCGGTTAAGTTCTACAGCATTTAAAGATCGCTGGGAAGCAGGTGAAGAGATACCCGGCTCTTCATCAGCAGAAGTTTGGGGTATTTCATTAACTAAATCACGTAAATAAGAGGTTACATCATGTCTAAAAATCAAATTGCTTTATTCGAATCCGAACTTGAAAAACTAGCTAGTGCTTCTTTGGAAGCCGAGCGTAGTGCAACTGGCATTACATTCCTTAGCACAAAAGGCGGTACTTTAACGTACAAAGATCAACCTATTTCAGGCAATGCTTTGAATGTTGTGATTCTTAGCTCACCTGTTGAGCGCTTGTATTACACAGCTAGATACGATCCTACAGATCCAGCTGGTCCAGTTTGTTTTGCACTTGGTCAATCAACGACAGGACTTAAACCTAATGCATTGTCCGAGCAAAAGCAAAGTGAAGCATGTATGGGTTGCCCTAAAGACCAATGGCGCAGTGCTACGAATGGTGGTAAAGGTAAAGCTTGTGCCGAGAAACGTAGGCTATTGATTATGACAGCAGATTCTATTGAATCAATTGACAGCATCAACATGGCTGAAGTTGCAGCATTAAGAACACCTGTTACATCGGTTAAGCCATTTGCTTTGTACTTGCAAAAGATTGCCAATGCCGTAAAACGACCATTGTCAGCTGTTGTGACTAAAATTAGTTTAGTTCCAGACCCTAAAACACAGTTTAGATTGGAATTTGACTTTGTCAAAGCAATCGATGATATTGAGGTTGTAAAGGCGTTAATTGCAAGAGGCGAAAAAGAGCTTGCTAATGCTATTGAGACTGCAGGCGTTGGTGAAGAAGCAGGTGAAGAAGCTGCACCACAATCATCAAAGTACTAATATGACAGATCCAATCTTCTTAGACTTTGAGTCAGAAGCAATCGGCCCACGTCCTCACCAATATCCGCCTAAGCCAGCAGGTTTAGCTGTTTTGGATAGGACTGGGCAGTTTGAATCAGGCTATTTCTCATTTGCCCATGACTATAGCAATAACACTAGCTTTGAAGCTGTAAAACGACTGCTGATTCGCATTTGGGAAAGTGGTAGACATATTTGCTTTCATAATGCAATGTTCGATATGGCAATCATTATTGAGCATTTTCATTTACCTTTCCCACAGCCACCAAGAGTTCATGATACTTTAGTGCTTGCCTTTTTACATGACCCATATGCAAAGAGTTTGGCATTGAAAGAGCTATGTAAAGAATGGCTTGATGTACAACCGGAGGAGCGTGATGAACTATTTGATTGGCTTACATTGCACATACCTGAAGTTAAACGAAAGCCTAAGAGTGCAGGGGCTTATATTGCACGCGGACCAGCAGATCTTGTGGGAAAGTACGCTAGTGCTGATGTTCGATTAACTGCTGGGTTGTTTGACTTTACAAAGCAAGTACGCGACTCTATGCCAGAAGCCTATCTTCGTGAAATAGCTTTAATGCCAATGCTACTTGAGAACAGTATGCTAGGGGTTAGAGTTGACCGTGAAGGCATGAAGGCTTGCTTGCATAAAGCAAATGCTGACATTGCCTTGTGTGAAAAGTGGCTGTATGAGTATTTTGGTGATGGCAACATCAACTTTAACTCTGGCGGTCAACTGGTTGCAGCAATTCAGCTCAATGGCTGTTATGACAAGACCAAAAAATGGCCTGAAAGTGACAAAGGTACACCATTATCCGACAAAGACACTTTAAAGGAAATGATAACCGATGAAACCTTATCATCAGTCCTACGGCATAGGGACGTGTTGGTTAAACTAACAGGAACCTATATTACCCCTTGGCTAGAACAATCTGAATCAACCGGAAGGATCTACACGGAATGGAACACGGTCAGAGGTGAAGCTGGCGGAACCAGAACTGGTCGGCTATCGGCAAAACCAACTTTACAGACCATGCCGACACGTGGGCCAAAGACCCCATTGCCTACAGAACTGCAAGGCTTGGTTATACCTAAAGTCAGAACTTTTATCTTACCTGATGAAGGTCATATGATGGCAGCTGCTGACTTTCAGGCACAAGAGTTAAGGTTGTTTGCACATTTTGAGGACGGTAAATTAGCTGAGCAATACAGACAAGACCCAATGGCTGACTTGCACACATTTGCATCCAACTTAATGTCACAAAGAGCTGGTAGACCGATCATCAGAGATTATGCCAAGACATTGTCATTTGGGATTTTGTATGGTGCAGGACCTAGAAAGATCAGTGATATGCTTGGCATACCTTATGTAGAGGCCAAAGAATTGATTGACATTTATAAATCAGAGGTAGCTCCTGGGTTAGACAAAATCAATAATGATTTGATGACTAGGTACAAAATGAGAGTACCATTTTCTACAATTGGTGGTAGACTTGTAAAAGGTGAACCTGCAAAGCTAATCAATGGTAAGTATATGGAATTCGGATTTAAGTCATTAAACACTTTAATTCAAGGTTCAGGCGCTGATATGGCAAAGCAGGCAATGATTGACTATTATGCTATTGCTGAAGATAGTCGATTGCTATTGTCATTGCATGATGAGTTAATTATCTCAGCAAAAGCGGATGTTGTGCAACGTGAAGCTGATAAGCTTGAAAAGTGCATGATTAATTCATTTAAGTTAGATGTGCCACTTATTGCAGAGTCTAAGATTGGCAATAATTTTGCAGAGGTTAAGTAATGACATACCCTTATTCATACTCATCCATAAAAACTTACGAAGAATGTCCGGCTAAATACAAGTTTAGTCGTATTCTTAGATTACCACAGCCAAGCGGTCCAGCCGCTGAACGTGGCACGTTAATTCATGCCGAGATTGAAGAAGCTTTAAATGGTGGACTAGTTTTACTATCAGCTGATGTTGAGCATTTAGCCAATAGTATAGAAGTTTGGCGAAAAAGTGGTGCACAATCAGAGCTTGAATTTGCATTTGACAAGCATTGGCATGAGGTTTCATACAAAAGCGATAGTGCAATCTTTCGTGGCATTATTGACCTGTATATGGAGCATGATGATCAAGCGGTTGTAATTGACTTTAAGACCGGTAAAGAACGTGATTATCAAGATCAGGTGAAGGTGTATTCAGCTGCTATTTTAGCAACTAAGCCACACATTAACTCAGTCCGTAATATCATTGAGTTTATCGACCAAAAGAAGACTAAAGAGTATGTGCCTGTAAGACGTGAAAACTTAAGTGAGCTTAAATCATTGTTAATTGGCAGACTAATGGCTGTTGAGTTGGATAAGATTTATGCACCAAACCCAAACCAGTTTTGTAGATGGTGTCATTATCGTAAAGACAATGGTGGCCCATGTAAATGGTAAAGGATGAACAATGAACAAGACTGAAGTAGTACCACTTAAACGCGCCAAAGTTAAACGTATTACTGTGTATGTGCCTACAGAGATTGACCGTATTAGGGATAGACTGCAGGATGACACAGGTGTCAAAATGTCATATGTACAAGTGTTTAGATTTCTAATTCACTTTTACATGCAAAGAGCTAATGAACCAAAAACACGATGGGCAGCACTAAAATGATTACACCAGACTTTAAGTTTGAACTATGGTTATCCGTTGAGAGTATTAGATTTATTTGTGCAACTATTTGCATTTCTTTTGTTGTTCTATTTGCTATTATCGCAATGATATGCAAAGGAAATAAAAATGACGAAAAAGCAAAAGATTGAACGTCTTAACTATTCATTAGGTCACTTGTATTTTTCATTGTGCTCTTTCTCAATGAATGAGCGCTGGGAAAAGTATATTTTGTGTGCCATGCTAATTCATGAATTTGAAGCGCTTATTAAAGAATTGGAATCATCATGACTAAAGAAGAAATCATTAAGATGGTTAAACAAACTCAATTTTTTAAAATGATCACAATTCAAGCAAATGGAGAAGCTATATACACCTTTGACATAAATGCTCTTGAATCTTTTGCTAATTTGGTAGCTCAAAAAGAACGAAGAGAGATTATTGAGTGGCTTTGCTATTACAAGGATTAAACATGACTAAAGAAATAGTTTTAATGAATGGATTCGGATCAATAGCAAAAACTGCTTTTGTTGTTGTTAAAACCTCAGACGATCAAATTCAATTTTCAACTGAAACTGGGTTTGGATCATTGTTTACAGATAAAGTAAAAACAGGCAATGGTCAAACAGTTGGAGAAAGAAACAGAGCTAATCTCCATGCCATGTTAGATGCATGGATTGACAAAAAAGAATGGGTGCAAGAATGACTGACAAAGAAATCATAGAGATGGCTAAACAGACTGGATTGGCTATTGGCGTTGCTTTGGATGGCTCAAAGTTCGTTGGAAAGCATGAAGACAAATCGTTTGCTGTTGGTCGTTTGCCACTAGAAGACTTTGTGGCCTTTGTTAAACTGGTAGCAGAAAAAGAACGTAAGGCGTGTGCTGAAATTTGTGATGGTTTTTACTTATCATGGATAGACATACAAGGTAGATATGAATTCATGGGTGAGGGAGCAAGTGAATGTGCTGGTGCAATCCGAGCAAGGGGACAAGAATGACTAACGAAGAAATTATAGAGATGGCTAGAGAAGCAAATTTACCAAGTTGTTTAGCAACGTATCCAAAAGCACTTGAACGATTTGCAAAACTGATAGCAGAAAAAGAACGTGATGAATGTGCAAGGATTGCAGATGAATGGGTGCTTGCATACCCACATCCATCAAAAACTATTGCTGAAACAATCCGAGCAAGGGGACAAGAATGACTAATGAACTACCAACTGCATTTCCTTGGACGCATAAAGACATTACTTGTACAGGTATGACATTGCGTGACTACTTTGCGGCAAAGGCTATGCAAGCAATTATTGGTAGAGAAGACAACAGATTTACAACAACTCTTGAGTTTGTGGGTGGTAAGGCTTACCAGTATGCAGACGCAATGATAAAAGCAAGGGGACAAGAATGAAAACCAATTATCCATCTTATTGTTGCCAAAAATGTGGTGAATTGATTGGCTGGATTGGTCGTGTTATGCCGTTTCATAAATGCAAAGAGAAAAACATGAATCCATTACCAAGATATAACGAAAAAGGTGAGTTAGACACTAGATTAAGGGTAGACCCAGTAACTGGTGATGTAGGCATAGGAACGGCTAAAGAATTTGTTACCTTTTACAAACCTCCTGAACCTGTTGGTTATTGGTGTTTATATGGTGGCTCACCAACAACAACATTTGCAATGTATCAAAAGCCAACTGATGAACAAATTAAAAACACAACTGAGTTGTTGGGATGGATTTGGAAGGATGCGAAATGACTAAAGATGAAGCATTACAACTTGCATTGAAGGCGTTGGGAAGCAATCGTAGAACGCATCATTACTGCGAGGACACATGGTATTCATGCCCTAAGCATGAAGATGGATGCGCCAATGATTCTGAGGGCGACGAGTGCAACTGTGGGGCTGATAAAGTGAATGCTGGAATTGACCAAGCCATCACCGCCATTAATGAAGCACTAGAAACAAAAGATGAGCCTGTGTCGGATAAATTAGAACGTTTGCTATGGGAGTTTATTGACCTAAAAGCCATGCATCCAAATCACAATCCTGATCCAAGAACATGGCCTCATGTTTTTGCATATGCTCC